GCTGACATTGCTTTCAGCGCCGCGCTTTAAAAGATTTTCCCCGGGCGCAAGCTGTAAAAATGTGAACGGACGTATTTTGTAATTAGATACATTGATTTCCGTTTCCCCGCGGATCAGCGTCATTCGCTTTTGGCCGCGCTGTGTTTTTATAACGACGGTGTCGTCCGCCTGCATAGTCATATTAAGGCCCATTTTTTCGCCCGTATTGACGTTCTCAATATATGGATTGACAACCGCGCTTGCAGCATAAAACACAAAATCCGCGCCGCTGTAACCGTCCGAATTATTTGTCACGGTTTTAAAATAGCTGTTTGATTTTTCGCTGATTTTAAACGGTCCGACGGGAATATGAAAAGGCAGCCGAAATTTTGAAATTAGATCCGACATTTCCGTGACGACCTCGTCGAGTGCCTCAAAATACGGATCGGGACATATTAACGAAATTTGCGCCCGCATTGGATAAACGTTCGGCGGGATTTCAACCTTTTCAACGATATATTCAATTTTTGCGGTGCGGTATTTTGATATTAATTTCATTGTCCCGTTTTGCTTTAATCGGAATATATCGTATATTTTATATCGTGCCGCCTCTACGTCACCGGGACGAAAACGTAATATAATGCTGATTGCCCGCTTTGGTAGAACGTTTGACGTTATCGTTTCCCCGTCTGATCCGTTTACCGCTGACGTGCTGATAGTTGAAATAGCCCCCAGGCCTTGAATATCAACGAGGCGGACGCCGTCGTCCGTCATAAGATCAATCGAATTACTCCCGCGTATGCAAATAACGTTAATATCCAACACCCCCATTTGCGGCAAGCTGACCTCCGGAACGCCTGAGGAGGTATCTCTCATGCTGCGTTAATGCTCTTGCGACGTAATTTGTCTGATAAAAATTTCCGCCGCCGTTTGCCGTTCCCGGTGCTGTCGATCTGACTGCCGCATTACTGCGGGTTACAATATCAAAATTAGTTGGTACGGCGTTTCTCATATCCGCCGCGACATTTAACATTTCGTCAGTAAATCCGACGCCCACGCCCTGTGCTAAGTATTTGCCGACCTCGTCACGGAAAACGCGCGACGGCGAATGTATACCGAAAAAGTTTTTAAACCCGTCAACAACTGATTGAGCAACATTTTTAATGGTATCTGCAATTGCTTTAACACCTTCAATTAAACCCGCCGCTATGCCTTTTAAAATCTGTACACCAATATCAAGCCAGTTTGTATTTAATATTGTGTCAATAATCGCGCCGATAATTTCGGGTAATGCCTTAACGACTGCGGGTATAGCCTGCGGAAGTCCCGTTGCTAATGCCGTTATAATCTGTATTCCCGCCTCAATTATTTTCGGTAAATTGTCAAGTAAACTCTTAATAATAACGGGTATTAACTCAATCACTTTTACGATAAGCGTCGGTATAGCGTTTACTATTCCGGTTATTAGTCCAATTAATATATTAAATCCCGCGTCGATAATCGCGGGTAAATTATTAATAAGCGTGTCGCATATCTTTGTGATTAAATCCGGTAACATCGGCATTAACTGATTGATAACGCTTTCAAGGCTGTTTAATAGCCCTAAAAATAACGTTATTCCGCCGTCAATAAGTGCGGGCAATAAAACGGGTATTTGTGCGACAAGCCCGCTGACGAGGCCGTCAAAGCCTGTTATAAGTGCGGGTAAAATTGTTGTCATAGTCTGAGGCAATGTATTTGTAATTGCTGTTACAATTCCAATTATTACGCCGTTAAATCCCGCGAGCATTTGCGGCAATGATTCGGCAATTTTGGTTAAAATTACTTTTCCGAAAGTCGTCAGCTTTTCCGTAAATGCGGCGGTATTTGCTGTCATGTCGCCGCCGTTAAAAAGCTGCGCAAAGCTTGTGGATATTCCCGGAATAGCGCCCCCGATAATATCGGTAAAAGCTTTAAACTTACCCGCAAACGTGCCGCCGATTATATTACCCGAGGCGGCCGCATTTGATTTTAAAATATCTAAGCTGTCGTTAAAGCTATTCATATTGTCGAGTGCATTTTGCGACATTATAAGCCCCGCCGCGTCTGCCTGGTCCCCAAGATTTTTTAATTGATCCGCACCTCCTAAAATTAATGGGTTAAGTTCCTGCGCCGACTTCCCAAAAAGTTTCATAGCGAGGGCGTCACGTTCCGTCGCATTTTCAACCGTTCCCAACGCCTTAATAGATTCCGCGAAAACGTCCTGATTGCTCCGTAATTGACCGTTGCTGTCGGTTACTGATACGCCGAGTTGTGCGAACGCCTCCGACGTTTCTTTTGATCCGCCCTTTGCTGACGACATATTTTTAGTTAACTTTGCCATACTTTTGGTTACGGTATCTACGTCAACGTCAATTAATTCCGAGGCATATTGTAGCTTTTGTATTTCCGCCGTTGATAACCCCGTTACTTTTGACATTGTATTAATGTCGTCTGCTGCCGCTCCTGCTTTAGCTGATAAGCCAAAAAGCGCCGTCCCCGCCCCCGTTGCTGCCGTCGCATATCCCGCAAATGCTTTAGCCGCTACGCTTGCGATCCCCGAGGCTGTTTGTCCCGCGGCGGAGGCGATATTTTTAAACCCGTCAGCAATTTTACTAAATTTAGCGTTTTGCATTTCCTTTATTGCCTTGACGTTAGCGTCCTGGGCGCTCTGCATTTGATTAAGTGACTTTGTCGCGCTGTTGGCCTGGATCTTATAATCGTTAAGTTTCTTTTCCGCAAGACTTACAGCGTCGGCGGCTTTCTGCGCCTCCTTGCTGTTTTCTCCGTATTTCTCTGCGGCGGCTTTTGCCTCTGCGGCGGCTTTGTCAAATGCGGCGGCGGCGTCCTTTACTGCACCGTTCAAAGCCTCCTGCTTAATTTTCTGCTGTTCAATTTGCTTTGCAAAAACGTCGCCTTTAGCTTTCAAATCTTTCATTGACGCGTTGTTTTTGTCGTACCCGCTTGTTACTGCTCCGAGTTCCGATCCCATAACGCGCAATTCTTGATCTATTGCCTTAATACCCGCTTTAAATTTTGCCTCACCGTCAAGCGCTAACGTTGTTTTAATCTCCCTGGGCATTTATCTTTTCACCTACCTTAAAAAGCCACATTTGTATTATTTCACCCGGCGTAAATATCATCATGTCGGCGTATGTCATGCCGACGCTGTAACCCCTTTGCATAAGGCGCGCAATTCTTATATTTACGCGCCCGGGAAGTTTTTTTGTTTTTCCGCCTCAATTTCCGCCAGGTCCGCGTCTTTTTCTTCAATGACGATATTTTCCGGGATTTCAAAATCCTGCCCGAGGTTTAACGCCTCAAAGATTTTATCTTTATATTTCAAAAATTCTCCGGGGTTTAAAACGTCAATAAAATAATCGTCGGGATATAACGGACGCTTTTGTCCGTTTTCAAGTCCTAACGCAATATCGGCGTTATGCTTTATAATTGCGCCGTTTGCGAGATCCGCAATTACTAACCCGATTTTACCCATTTTGTCGGACGTGCTGCCCTCCGTCAGCCAACCGCCTAAGTCGGATATATCACCGCCGCAACGTTCGGAAATAAACAACATTGCGCGCGTGGAGAAAAATAACTCCACGTCACGCCCGCCAACTGCTATTATTGTCGATCTCATAATTTACGCCCCCGCTGTTATGCCGGCCTTTGTGTTGAGGTACTCAACGGCTTTGGCCTCTGTTGTGTGTCGGATAACTTCTTCATAAAGATCTTTTTCATACCCGGGTATTGGATATATAGTTCCCTCAGTTTCCGGTGTCTGCCATGACACTTTCCCCTCTGCGGTTTTGGCTGATTCTTTCGGCGGTGCAAATTTTGCTTTAAAGATCCACGTCGTTTCGTAATATTTGACGCTGTTCTTTACGCCTGTTTTATAATATCCGATTCCGACAAATGGAGGCTGATCTCCCGCGCCCTTTTTAAGTATTTTAGGATCTCCCGCTCCTGCCCCGTCGTCGAGGGTATGCCCGAATAATTTCGCCTGGGCGGTTTCGACAATATCATCAATGCCGAGTTTTATTGTGCCGCTCTCAAAAGTGTTTTCGTCCTCTGCTATACCGTCATTTGCATAAAGCGGATTGCTTGTAAATTTAATTTCCTTATCGGCCGCGATTGCCTTACCGATAACAAAGCCCTCCGTATATGTCGGTGCTGCTCCCTCGGAATATGCACCCAAAGCCGCTACCGGATATTTAAGCCCTATTTTAGCCATGATTATTTCCCTCCTGTTTTATATTCGTCAAATACTTGCTCCATTGCCTCAACGGCCGCGTCCTCTGCTGCCGCCTCTACATCGTCAACAAATCGCGTCCCGACTTGTCCGCTTTTACCATAATGGAGGATAAAAGCCTTTTCCGCATTTCTTACGCCTTTACGATCCTTGCCTTGCGGATAAATTGTTGTTGCTGATACATCGCCCTTACGCTCTATTTTTTTTGACGGTGCAACGCTTTCCGCCATGTCGCCCGTCGAACGTCCGCCCTTTTTTAGTGTGCGTTTAATGCCTTTTTTCCACTCGTCGGAAACAACTTTAGCTCCGGCATTTAACATTTTCCCTGTTAATTCTCCGTTGTCGAGTTCGCCAAGGTCCTTTAATTCGTCGATAAGCCCTGTTAAACCGCTTGACGTCATACTTCCCATTGCTTACCCCTCCACCGTATACGCGTAATGTGTCCGCCCTGTGTCGTCCTCAAAATCGACGGCATAATCAGTTATAACAATGTCATTTTCTTCAAGGATTTTTTCAATCTCCGCGGGCTTTTCGCTGTATTCCTCCGGGGTAAAAAAGTCAACGGCGTAACGGTGCGCGGCCTCTGCTGTTATATTGTCGGCGGATAACCTTGACTTTCCGACCTCCGCCCAAACGATATATTCGCCCGTCGCTTTCAAAGCCTTGTTATGATAAACCGCCACGCCCGGAACAGTGTTTAAAACTGCTTTAAGTTGTTTCGGTGTCATACTTTGCCTCGATTCTGCGCAAGGATAATTGACGACTACGCGGCGCGGTATCGGTTTTGTCCTGCGCCTGCATAATCTCATATTGTTCCGTGTCGCCTACATCGTCCGTTAAAATTACGACGTCCTGTACTGATACACGGACGCCCCAGGGTATTAAAATCATTTTTTCGATTTTAACGTTGTTTTGCATATTCTGCGTAAATCGGTTATAACCGACGGTGCGATATTCAAAACGCGCTGTACGCTTTTTTGTCAACCCGTTTTTGGGCTGATCTCCCGCCTCTGCGACGTTATCAACGGTATAAATAGCAGCTAACCCGTCGTTAAAAGACAATTGATTTTTAAGCAATTCCCTCCGCCTCCTTAAACGCGGCCAATGCGTATTTTTGACGCATTGCCGTAATGTCGCCCATAAAGTTTTTAACAAAATCCTCATAAGCGTTATTGTAGATATAACGGCAAAGATCTAAAAACAATTGCTTATCATTCCCCGCGAGGGTTTCAGCGGTTAAAATCACGCCCGCATACTCTGCGATTATTGCGGCGGAACGCTCAATTATGCCCGTTATTTTGCTGTCGGTGTCGGTGTCGGTCCAGGTGACGTTAAGATAGTTTTTTACTTCGTCAAATATCATTTTGCGCCTCCATAATAGCGGCGATAATGTCCGCTTTTAAATTGCTACTAGTTACGCCCAAACCGCCAAGCGCGGCGGCAATTTCTAAAAGCTGTG